CGAGAGGCTATGTTTATCGCAAGTCCAACGACTACTTCTTCATCTGCCACAACTGCGGCAAGTCGACGACTTTCTCGAAGTTTCTGGAGCACGTCGATGGTACAACCTATAAGCAGTACGTCCTGGAACGATACTCAGCTGGTGAGACAGGATACGGCTCTAACGTCAAAAAGCCTGATTTCGAACAACTCAAGGGAAACGCCTACTCCAGGTTCCAGTCTACTCTCGACGACTCCAGAGGAGATTCAACAACAGTTGAAAGCCTGGAGAGAACATGGCGAGCGTTTGAAGATTATAGTATAATAAATCTTCCTGATGAGCACTATGCTCGTGACTATATAAAAAAGAGGAAGATTCCTGAGAAGTTCTGGGGCGAGATTCTATTTGTCCCCAAATTCCTAGATTTCCTAGATAAAGAGTTCCCCAATCATGGCAAAGACGAGGTCCCAAACGACGATCGTGTAGTTCTCCTTTACACTAACGAAAAGGGTGAGATTACAAACGTCGCAGGAAGGGCATTGTCTGAATCCAAGATTCGGTATGTCACTGTAAAGGTGTCAGATGAGAAGAAGGTGTTTGGATTGCATCGTCTGCGCAAGCAAGAACGTATCTATGTCGTTGAGGGACAGTTTGATTCTTATTTCATTCCGAATTGCGTTGCCAGTGGCGATAGTAATTTGGGCGGCATGGCAGCAATTTTCCCAGAACTAGATGTAGTTTTGGTTTATGATAATGAACCACGCAATAAAGATATTGTAAAGCAAATTGAGAAATCAATTGACAGAGGTTTGACAGTTTGTCTTTTCCCAGAATCAATGAAGGGGAAAGATGTGAATGATATGATACAAAATGGTTTGACTATAGATCAAATAAAGAGTATTATAGATACCAATACATTCAGTGGGCTGACAGCCAAACTGAAGTTTACGCATTGGAAAAGGTGCTAACATGATCACACTAGAAGACGCTGGCTTAGAAATTGTAAAACATCCAATCAAAAGAGTTCGTGTGCAATTCAATGCTGGGCTCTGGTATGTTGAATATCAACGAGCACCAAAATATTACATTGATGGTTGGTGGTGGTTTGATGATAGCAAGCACCGAGAATATAAAGACGCCTTCATTCGTGGACAAGAACTTGCCAATGAGGGTGGTGTAAAAGAAATTCGTCATAAGACTTTGGTTTTTGAGGTTGGAGCATGAAAGTAAAATTAGTATCATATAGTAAACCAGTTCTCGAGGGATTGGACACACCAACGGACCTTGTAGCCTACTGCGCAAGAGTGTCCAATCCCTCCAATCAAATCAACTCTGAAACAGCAGAGAAGTTGATCAAGTATTTGATCAAGCATCAACATTGGTCACCATTAGAAATGGCAACCATGTGTTTGGAAATTGAAACAACAAGAGATATTGCGCGTCAGATTTTGCGTCATCGTAGTTTCTCATTCCAAGAATTTTCACAGCGTTATGCAGATCCAACTAAAGATCTAGAGTTCGTCACGCGTGAAGCAAGACTCCAAGATCCAAAGAATCGTCAGAATTCAATTTCTGAAGGTGTTGATGTCATGCTTCAGTACGAATGGGATAAGCGTCAACAAGACTTGATTGCTCAAGTCAAGATTCAATATGATTGGGCAATTGCGAATGGTATCGCCAAGGAACAAGCAAGAGCACTCCTTCCTGAAGGATTAATTATGTCTCGCATGTATATGAGCGGGTCTTTGCGTTCATGGATTCACTATATACAACTCCGAAGCGGTAACGGCACTCAGAAAGAACATATGGAAATTGCGAAAGAGTGCGCAAAGGTTATTGCCGAAGTATTCCCTCTATCAACACAATTTATCGCAACAGAATAAACTTTAGATTATGCTCTATGAGAATATTATCGATGGAGAAGGCGAACCATTGCAAATTGATGGTAATTCTTATAGAGGAAAGGTTTACGCTGAACTAAAGAAAAATCTTGGCAGTTTTCAAGATTTTCTTTTTGTAGAGTATGATTCTGATGATTTAGAGGTTCCGTCAGCTCGTTTTTATCCACACGATAAAAAAGTTTTGATCTGGACTTCTTCAGAAAAGAAGTTAAATGAAATACATACGATACGAAATGATTTCTTTCACATCTTTTCGAATTATTATTGGGATGAAGAAAACGTAACTTCTATCCCTCTTGGGTATAATAACTATTTTGAGGCGAATTATATTCCAATCAATGAAAGGCATTACACGATGTCTTTCATGGGAATGTTAAACAAAAACAGAATCGAAATGGTCTCAGCACTTACTGGGATTAGTCGATTTGTTATTGCTGCGGGAATACAATTTGATACTAAACGAACAGTCAAATTCTTAAATGGATATTTGAATTTGACAGATGTGAGAGGTAAGTATTTTCTATCGAATGAGTTCAATTCAGGTGTAAGTCCGTTTCAGTACTGTAACGCAATGCGTTTGAGTAAGATCGTATTGTCGCCGAGAGGGTTTATTAACACAGAAACATTTAGATTGTATGAAGCAATGCAATATGGATGTATTGTGTTGGTGGATAAACTACCAAATAGAAAATACTATAAAGATATTCCAGCAATACAAATAGATAATTGGTATGATGGTATAAAGACTGCAAAAAAGATTTTGAAAGATGAAGATTTGCTGTTAGAATTAAGCGAGAAACATAAAACTTTTTATGAACAAAAATTGTCGCCAAAAGCAACAGCAAAAATTATTATAGAAACATTAGAAAATAAACAAGTATAACAAGGAGCATTTAGATGGCAACTCGACTTCCCACGATCTATCAGGACTTCATTCACATCTCACGTTACGCTCGTTACAACGATGACATTGGTCGTCGTGAAACATGGGATGAAACAGTAGATCGTTATATCTCTTATTTTAAAAACAAAACAAATAACAACGCGAAGGTTCCGTGGGAAGAACTTCGTACTGCTATTATTAATCTAGATGTCATGCCATCAATGCGTTGCTTGATGACTGCTGGTCCTGCTCTCGAGAAAGACCAAGTTGCTGGGTACAATTGCTCTTATGTAGCAATTGACAACCCAAAGTCATTCGACGAAATCATGTATATTTTGATGTGCGGAACTGGTGTAGGGTTTTCCGTAGAATCAAAGTATACGAATAAACTCCCAGAAGTTCCAGAAGAACTGCACGAAACAGATTCAACAGTCGTTATTGCTGACAGCAAGATTGGTTGGGCTTCAGCATATCGTGAAATCATTTCGCTTTTGTATTCTGGAAAGATTCCAAAGTGGGATGTGAGCAAGGTTCGTCCTGCTGGTGAAAGACTCAAAACCTTTGGTGGTCGTGCGAGTGGACCAGAACCATTGGTAGATCTAATCAAATTCACTCTCAACATCTTTATGAAGGCACGTGGTAGGAAACTATCAACGTTGGAATGTCATGACATTGTCTGTAAGATTGCTGATATTGTTGTATGTGGTGGTGTTCGTCGCTCTGCTCTCATTTCTCTCACTGATCTCAACGACGACCACTTGCGCCACGCCAAGTCTGGTGAGTGGTGGACGCACAACGGTCAGCGTGCCCTCGCAAACATCTCAGCAGTGTATGACAAGAAAGTAGATATGGACACATTCATGAACGAATGGCATGCATTGTACATGTCACGTTCAGGTGAGCGTGGTATTTTCTCGCGTGCTGCGTCACAGGCTGTTGCTGAGAAGAATGGTCGTCGCGATCCGAAGCATGAGTTTGGTACAAACCCATGTTCTGAAATTATCTTGCGTCCATTTGAATTCTGTAATCTTTCAGAGATCGTTGTTCGCGCAAACGATGACGTTGATTCATTGAAGCGCAAGGCACGTCTTGCTACAATCATTGGCACATTGCAATCAACGCTCACAGACTTCCGTTATATCAATAAGAAGTGGAAGAATAATTGTGACGAAGAGCGTTTGCTTGGTGTTTCTCTTACAGGCATTTGTGACAGCAAACTTCTAAATAAGCCATCACAGAAATTGGCAGATGCATTGGATGCAATTAGACTTCACTGCGTTGAGACTAATAAGGAATTCGCCGAGGCTCTTGGTATTCCACAGTCGGCTGCAATTACTTGCGTCAAACCTTCAGGCACTGTTTCTCAATTGGTGGATTCCGCATCAGGCATTCACCCACGTTATTCTCAGTTTTACATTCGCCGTGTAAGAGCAGATATGAAGGATCCACTTGCTCAATTTATGATTGAGAAGGGATATAAGGCTGAAGAAGATTTCTACAGCAAGTCCTCA